TAATAACGTTTGTATTACCGTAGACTCAACAGTAGAAACTTGCGACAACTTTATTATTACCGCAGACGCTGATTGTAACGTAGAAGGATTAGAAGTAAAATCAACTAACGAAGTAATTCCAAATGCTATAGATACAGGAAACAAACCGCAAACCGTAGACCATTCGATACCTATACCTGTTACTCAAGCCCTTATTAGTTTATCGTCCGCAGGTTTTACGGGAAGTAATACGGTAATGTTCTCTGCTTTAATAGACGAAACGGGGCAAATTGGTAACGTATCTAATTGGGACGAATATGGGGTATTCTGGTCAACAAATAAATACGCTTTAAACCCGACGGACTTTTCGGTATTAAATACGGATTCGTCGTTAACGAAAATAGCCGTACAAAGTACCGCCTTAAATAAACAATCAGCTCCAAAAAGTTTTAGTTTTAAAGTAACCGCTTTAACTCCTAATACTACATATTACTACAAGGCGTATATAAAAACAAACGCAAATAGCAATTATAATACGGGAGACGAAACGATAGCTATTACAGAAACAGGCTCAAGAAAAACCAATTTATGATAAAAAATATATTAGACTTATTAGAAATAGCTAAAGAAGAAAACGCAAGAGGCGAGCTTATAGATATAGCTTTAGGAAAAAACAAATTACCGGAGTCGATTAAAGAGGGACTCAATCAATATAAAAGAGGGTTATGGGAAAAATAGTAATGGACGTCGAGGTAAAAACCGACAGCGCGATAGATAACGTAGACGACTTAAAAGAGTCAATAGAAGACGTAGGTAAGGAAACTAAAAACGTAGCAGACGGAGCAACCGTTATGGGCGGTCAACTTGACGCGGCAACCGGAGGAGCTATAACTAAGTTTAAAGGATTGACTACAACGATTGGAGGAGTAGTTAAAAGTTTTAAATCTTTAAAAGTAGCTATTATTTCAACCGGTATAGGCGCTTTAGTTTTAGCTATTGGAGCAGTAGGGGCGGCGTTTACTAATTCCGAGGAAGGACAAAATAAGTTCTCTAAAATAATGATGCAAATCGGTGTAGTTACCGGTAACGTTATTGATATACTAGCAAACTTAGGAAAAGGTATTCTATCCCTTACTAAAATATTTAGCGATCCAGCCGCTGCGCTTCAAGGATTTAAAGACGGAATAGGAGACGCGGTAGACGGAATTAAAAACTTTAACGAAGAGACTAAAAAAGAAATTAAGATAGCCGGAGAGCTAGCGGATCAATACGCGGAGGCGGATAGAGCAGAGAGAGCTTTGTTAGTTTCAAGAGCAAAGGCGAATAGAGATAGAGCCGAACTTTTAGAAAAGGCGGTTAATAAAGAAAAGTTTTCGGTTGCAGAGAGAATTGGATTCCTTCAAGAAGCGGGAGCTATAGAAGAAAAGATAACAAATCAAGAAATAGAAGCGGCGCGTTTAAGGTTTGAGGCTAAAAGAGAAGAGAATAAATTATCCGGTTCTACTAAAGAAGATTTATTAGAGGAAGAACAGTTAAAAGCAAGATTAATAGATCTTGAAACGGCAAAGCTTACAAAACAAAAAGAAGTAACGAGTCAAATTATAGCCGCAAAGGCAGAGGAGGCGGCTGCTTTAAAAGCTATAAGAGATCAAGAGGCGGCGGATATAAAAGCGGCTCAAGATTTAAAAGACGCGCAAGACAAAGAGAGAGCGGATAAGCTAGCTAAACAAAAAGCCGACGCGGACGCAAAAGCAAAAGCGGAGGAAGATAGATTAAGACAAGAAAAAGAAGACGCGGAAGCGGCAGCGTTAGATTTAGCCGCAGCGCAAAGAGACAATACCTTAAACGCTATTATAAGCCTAGCCGGAGAGGGATCTAAGGTAGGTAAAGCGGCAGCGCTAGCTCAAGCTACTATATCCGGAATACAAGGAGTACAAAACGCCTATACTACGGCTCAAGCTTCGCCAATAACGGTAGGGTTTCCGGCGTATCCTTTTATACAGGCAGGTATTGCGGGAGCGTTTGCTTTAAAAACAATTCAAAGTATTGTAAGCTCTAAAAAACCTAGCTCTTCTGCGGGAGGCGGAGGAGGAACAGCGCCTGCGGAGTCCCAAGCTCCTAGTTTTAACGTTGTAGGAGCAGCACCCGAAAATCAATTAGCTCAAGTAATAGGCAATAAAGAAGAAAAGCCGGTTAAGGCGTTTGTAGTTAGCGGAGACGTTTCTACGGCTCAATCCTTAGATCGTAAAATAGTCGAAGGAGCTTCGATAGGATAATATATAACAAAACAATTTAAAAAATATTATATTAATATGGATATAGTCGAATTATTTATAGACGAAAACGACGAAGTTTCCGGAGTGGAAGCGGTAAGCGTAGTGGAAAACCCGGCAATAGAAGAAAATTTTATAGCTTTAAAAAATCAAGAGTTTAATTTTGCGCAAGTAGATAAAGAAAAACGTATCCTTATGGGTGCCGCCTTAATTCCAAACAAGCCAATATATCGTAAAAATAAAGATTCGGAGTATTATATTTACTTTAGCCAAGCTACCGTTAGGAAAGCGAGCGAGTTATTCTTTATAAGAGGTAATCAAAATAACTCAACTCTAGAGCATCAACTTGAGCTTAAAGGATTAACGACTGTAGAATCTTGGATCGTAGAATCCGAACAAGACAAAAGTAGGATGTACGATTTTAACGTACCTATTGGAACTTGGATGATATCCGTAAAAGTAAATAACGATAAAGTTTGGCAGCAAGTCAAAGCCGGGGAAGTGAAAGGTTTTAGTATAGAAGGATACTTCGCGGAAAAATTAGAAACAAGACCTAACGAACCGATAAAAGACGATTTATCTAAAATAGAAGACGAGTATTTAGTCGAAGAATTAAAAGAACTTTTACAAGAAGAAAAATTAGAGTCTTTTTCGGATTATCCTAGCGGTGTAAAAAATAACGCTAAGAGAGGTATTGAGTTAAACGAAAAAGTAAACAACAAATGCGCGACTCAAGTAGGCAAAGTAAGAGCGCAGCAATTAGCTCAAGGTAAACCTATAACAACGGAAACTATAAAAAGAATGTTTAGTTACCTAAGTAGGGCTAGAGAAGATTACGACGAAAACGATACGAAAGCTTGCGGAACTATTTCCTATTTACTTTGGGGAGGTAAAGCCGGTTTACGTTGGGCGGGTTCTAAACTTAAAGAACTTGACTTAATAGAGGAAGAATTAAAAAAACCTTGTTACGACGGTTACGAAATGATAGGTTTTAAAATGAAGAACGGAAAAAAGGTTCCTAATTGCGTTCCAATAAAATAATATGGATTACAACCCAAGTCCTCAAAACGATAAACGAGCTTGTCTTTGTAAAGACGGAATAACCTATTCGCGGGAATGTTGCGACGGTAGTTTAGTAGCTCAAGGTATAGGGAATATAGTAAAGACAACTACGACAAGATATTACAAAGTTACTAATTGTAGCGGAGGGACGAAGCATATACATACGCACGATTTAGATTTAACCGTAGGAGATATATACTATTTAAAATTTGTACATAATAACCATTCGGACTGTTATACTATAACCTCAACAAGAAATAACGGACACTTTGAAATAACTTCGGCAACGGCGTATAATAATTGCGGTCTTTGTCAAGCGGCTAACTAAAAATACAACAAACTAAAAAGTAATTTATTATATAGATATGAAATCAACTGATATGTTAAATAAAGTAAAAGAGATTCTTGGGGTTGAATTATCCGAAGAAAAGGAAATTAAGTTGGCTCAAGCCGAACTTGAGAACGGGACTATTATAGAATCGGAAAGCTTCGAACCGGGGAACGAGATCTTTATAGTAACGGAAGACGAACGTGTACCATTACCTATCGGAGACTATAAATTAATTGACGGAGAAACCTTAATTATTAAGGAGGAAGGTATAATATCTTCTATTGGAGCCGTTGAAGAAGAGCCTACCGAAGAAGTAGAAGCGGAAGAGGTAAAAGCGGAAGAAGAAAAAGAAGAAATGGGTTACGCTACTAAGGAAGAACTTGAAGAAGTCAAAAAAGTAGTAGAAGAAATTAAATCTATGCTAGAACCTAAAGAAGAAGAAATGAGCGAAGATGTAGATTCAAGCGTTAAGTCCGAAGAAACTACTACGAAAACGGTATACGCTCAAAAAGAGGATTTATCCGAAGTAGAAAAGGTTAATCATAACCCGGAAAATGAAACAGATAAGAAAATGAATCTTTATTCTCAAAAAAGAGGTTTTACGACTTTAGATAGAGTAATGCAAAAAATATCAAACTTTAAAAATTAAATTAAATGTCAACAACAACAACAACAAGTAACGACGTCTTAAGAGCTAGAGCGGAGCAAGAAACTCTAACTACTACTCAAGATATCCCTGTAAACAAAGCAGGTACTGAATTTAATATAGCAACGGATGCAATAGTATTTACGTTACCGGCTATTTCTTCAGAAAATATAGGAATGGAATTTACTTTCCGTAATACGGGAGCGGACGGTAATAACATTATTACGCTTAGTCCTGCGGCAACGGATGCGATCCACGGAACTGTAGCGGCTGTACAATCGGGCGGTGTAGATAATAAAGATTGGATCAATACAAAAGCAACTGCTAATAAAGGCGATTGGTGTTCGATCAAAGCCGTAGCGTTAACCGACTGGTATTTAACAGGAGGAGACGGCGTTTGGGCAAGTGAAGCATAATAATTAATAAATAAAAAAAATACAATGGCAACAACTAATTCATTAACAACCACATATAGCGGTGAGTTCGCTGGTCAGTACATCTCGGCAGCACTTTTAAGTGGTTCAACTTTGGACAACGGATTAATTACCGTTAAACCAAATATTAAATTTCAAGAAGTTATTAAAAAAGTAGCTTCTGACGATATCGTAAAAGATGCAACGTGCGACTTCGATCCGACATCGACTTTGACATTAACTGAGCGTATAATTACACCGTCAAATCAACAAGTAAACTTACAACTTTGTAAAAAAGATTTTCAAAACGATTGGGATGCTATCTCTATGGGCTATTCGGCTTTTGATAGTTTACCTAGTTCTTTTGCTGATTTCTTAATCGGTCACGTATCGGAAAAAGTAGCTCAAAGAACGGAGCAATCAATTTGGAACGGAGCAGCTGCAACGGCTGGACAGTTCGGAGGATTTAAAGAGCTTATGTTAGCCGACGCGGACGTTACGGACGTTGGAGCGGGAGCTGCGGTTACTTCGGCAAACGTAGTAGAAAAATTAGGACTCGTAGTAGATGCGATCGGTAGCTCGCTCTATACAAGCGATGACCTATTTATTTATGTATCTCAGAACGTAGCAAGAGCATACGTAAGAGCATTAGGTGGTTTCTCTGTCGCGGCAACTTCAAACGCGGGTACTGACAATAAAGGTACTCAATGGTTTAACGGAGGAGCGCTTTCGTTTGATGGCGTAAAGCTTGCGGTAGCTAACGGATTAGCGGATAACACTATGGTAGCTGCGGAGAAATCAAATCTTTATTTTGGAACCGGTCTTTTATCGGATCATAACGAAGTGAAGGTGATCGATATGGCGGATATTGATGGAAGCCAGAATGTAAGAATCGTAATGCGATTTACGGCTGGAGTTCAGTACGGGATCGGAAGCGACATCGTACTATATTCGTAATAGTTAATTAATCAATTAAAAGGGTGGGTAAGCCAATAGTGCCTACTCACCTTTTTTTTATAAAAATATACAGATGGCTTGTGATTTAACAAAAGGTAGAAAAGAACCGTGTAAAGATTCGGTTGGTGGTATTAAAGCTGTTTTCTTTGCAGACTTTGGCGATATTACTATAGCCTACGACGGTACGGATACGGACGTGGTAGACGATTTAGGAACGGTAACGGTATTTCGTTACGATTTGAAAGGTAATTCTTCGTTTGAACAAACGATTACCTCTTCAAGAGAAAATGGTACGACTTTCTTTGAGCAAACATTAAACCTTACTCTAAAGAAATTAACGGTACAAGATAATAAAGAGCTGAAATTAATGAGTTTCGGGCGTCCGCATATTATAGTGCAGGATTACAACGGTAACGCTTTCCTAATGGGAGCGGAACACGGATGCGACGTGAGCGGCGGTACGATTGTAACGGGATCGGGAATGTCGGAATTAAGCGGATATACGCTAACTTTCGTAGCGAATGAGCAAGTTCCTGCAAACTTCCTAGAAGGTGCAACGGAAGCTAATCCCTTTGCCGGTTTAACGGGTACGGTAACCGTAACGGCGGGTACAAATTCTTAATAGGGTTTTTATTTGGTAAAATTAGGGGGTTTTTAGCCCCCTTTTTTTTTATACTACTAAAGCGGCGTAAAATCTATTAGGATCGTAGAACTTTATAGTACCATACCATTTTTGACCTCCGTCGTAACAAACGGTAATAGTATTATTTGGAGCTATTATTTTAGAGTCTCCGTATTCCGTACCTTCTAAATCATCAATATACCAACCGCTAGGAGCGTTTTCAACTTTTAATACTAATTTTTCTAAGTTGTATTCGCTTCTTTCTAAAAAAACTTTACGTCCTTTATTATCTTCGCCTATATATTTACGATTAGCAATTTTTAAAGCTTTTTCGTTTTGTTCTTTTTGTAACATTTCTATTAATTGTTGTCTTGAATTTTCCATTTTATTTGTTTTTGTTATTGTTTTACTTTGTAAATATACAACCTTTTTAGATATAAACAAATAATAAACAATTTATTTTAATATTTAATTTAACAAAAAACAAGTTTTTTTATTATATATATATGATAGTATTGCAAGAAACTAACAACGCTCAAAATATAAACTTTATACCTAGAGAATATACCGCCGGAGCTTCTTATACTTTTAATATAGTAGACGAAACTCAAAATAAAAGCGTATATAGTCAAGCGACAACCGGAGTAACTCAAAACCTATACTATAATAGATATAGCGCGTCTTTTACAACCTTAAAACAAGGTATTTACTATATGCTTACCGTTTTATCCGGTACAAACGTTATCTTTAAGGACAAAATATACTGTACTAATCAAACCGATTTACCTCAATATACAATTAATAGCGGAGAGTATACTTCTAACGATACTACAAACGAATTTATTACAATATAATGGAGAACCTACATATAGTTAATTTAGCCTCTTATAATAGACCTCAAATATCCGAAGACAAGCAAAGAGAATGGGTGAATTACGGAGACGATAATAATTACTACCAATATCTTATAGATTTATATACCAATTCAACAACTAATAACGCAATTATTAACGGTATAGCAAATATGATATATGGTAAAGGAATTGACGCTCTTAATAATAGTCAAAAGCCTAACGAATACGCCGCAATGCGATCTATAGTATCGGATCATTGTTTAAGAAAAGTTTGCTTGGATCTTAAATTACTAGGAGAGGGATCTTTTCAAGTTCTTTATCAAGATAGTAAAGTAATAAAGGCGGAGCATTTTCCTAGACAAACTCTTAGACCGGAAAAATGTAACGAAGACGGAAAGATAGAAGCTTATTATTACGCTCCCGATTGGACTAAAGTAAAGCCAAACGATAAACCTCAACGAATCGCTTCTTTTGGATTTGGTAACGGTAAAGAACCGGAAATTAAAATATGTAAGAGATACGTTTCCGGCTACGATTATATATGTCCCGTCGATTACCAAGGCGGACTAGCTTACGCGGAACTAGAAAGCGAGATATCTGATTACCTTATTAACGACGTTCAAAATAACTTTTCGGGCACCAAAATCGTAAATTTTAATAACGGTTCACCGGACGTTAATCAACAACTCCAAATTAAAAACGACGTAATGCGAAAGCTTACCGGCGCAAGAGGAGAGAAAGTAATAATAGCTTTTAATAATAACGCTGAAAGCAAAACAACGGTAGACGATATACCCTTAAACGACGCTCCGGCTCATTACGAATACTTATCTAACGAATGTAGTAATAAGTTAATTGTAGCGCATAGAGTTACAAGTCCTTTACTTTTAGGAATAAGAAACGATAGTAACGGACTAGGATCAAACGCGGACGAAATAAAAACCGCCGCTTTACTTTTTGACAATATAACTATAAAGCCTTACCAAGATCTTTTAGTCGATTGTATAGACGATATACTAGCCGTTAACGATATAAGCCTTAAACTATATTTTAAGACGCTACAACCGCTTTCTTTTATAGAATCGGACAATCTAGTAACGGACGAAGCTAGAGAGGAAGAGACGGGCGTTAAAATGGCTTCTCAAGTAGTAGATAAAGACTTCGCTATTATTGACGATCGTTTAGCTTACGCAACAAAAGAAATGGCTATCGAAGGAGCTAAAAATATAGGCTGCGAGGGTTACCACGAACACGAGTACGAGGGTAAGATTTGGTTTATGCCTTGCGAAGAACATAAGCAAAGTAATTTAAGCGCTGAAACGGACGATAAAATCTTTGATTTACTCAACGAGTTTGGCGAAGACGAAGATTTAGAAAATTGGGATTTAGTA